TTATATACATTGTTTAACTGTGTTAGGTTTCTATTAAACCCAATAAAAAAAGGGTCATTAAAAATGGCCCATGGATCGTTCATCATGTTATTCCCCTTTCAAGCGAATAAGTTAATATACCCCTCATTCGAGCAGGTATCTAATAATTATATCATATATTAGTGGTCTTTAAGTTTAAATACAAACATGCATGGATCTCCGCCATCATCCCACTCTTGCATCTCTTCATCTGTCATGTATGGATCTCCTTCATGTGTATTACAAAACACAGGAGATATCCATCCTCTATCAATTCCATTGTTCATCCAAATATCAAATTCAAATGTATCTTCGTCTTTTATCATAACTCTCCTAAATGCTTACGATATCGATTGGACCCATACAGGTTGGAGAAAATTTTATTGCTGCTCCAACAGCTGACTGTAATCGTCTGCGTGGATCTTTGATTTTTTCTGTAGCATGAAGTGCACCATAAGCATACTCTGCTCCAGAACCCATAGCAAGATAATCTACTTCATACTTTGATAAAGACATATCTGAAGAACTATGTTCGTATATCTGTCCTTTAACTGCAATGATTAAACCAAAGTCTGAATCTTTTCCTGTATCAACCCACCAGTCTGTATAAAACTTTTTAAGTTGTTTGATAAATTTGGTTTGCATAAACTTATCTGTATCACGAAGGTCTGGGATATCTGGATTAAAATTATAGCGAAGTCTTTCACCATCCATAGACCCTGCATACCCAATTAAATAGGGACCAAGCTTCCAAACTTTAGGGGCAGTCAATGCTAGAATAGTACCATCGTCTGATGCACCACGATCTCCAGCCATATATATTTTATTTTCATGGCGTACAACAGCGATACAAGTCATGACAAAACCCTCCCCAATTAGATATATCTAAGTATATCATCCCTAGGGAGGGCTGTCAACAAGGTCTAATTATTTTTAACTAGCCTTTTTGTCTACTGATTTAAAAGCGTCATTAATCTCTGCTAATGTAAGCTTTCCATCGTCCAAAAAAGCTCTTGCCAGTCTTTCAATAACTGTGGCTACGCCTAATAGTCCTGCTAAGAATACAGCCTGCATAGTATCAATTCCTACTACTGCTCCTGCTCCTAAGACTGATAGTCCTGATGCTGCGAATACCGCTAAAATTCTCATAAGAATATTGGTTATTGCTCTTTGTGGGTGTTCTTTTTTAGGGGGTTCTACTACTGTTTTTCTGGTTGCCATTTTATTCCTCCTTATTTCTAATTGGACTAGTTAGTATCCATAGGGTTGTTGTTGCCATGATTCCATACCCAACAATTGTCTTAGCACTACCGTCCAAAACTACCCAGGCTATAAACATTCCAAGGAGAGTCCATGCCTGGTCTACCATATCCTTTAGGATATTTTTTACTATTCTTACCATCTTCTTCCTCCTCTCGATGCTGGCGAGTTAGATCCTCCACCAGAACTTCCACCACCCGTACTTCCACCCGTTGCTCCACCCGCAGCTACAGCTGCTGCATTAATAGCTGCTCCTGCTGCCACGACTGTTGCAACAACCATATCTGTTGCTTCTTCTCTTTCTTCTTTTGACATATCAGCACCAATACTTCCAAGTGCTGCTAAAGCTGCTCCAGGATCTGAGAATGCTTCTTGAAGCAATGCTGCTGGATCTTGTAATAATTCAACCTGTGCTGCTACTTCTGCAGTAATAACAACTGCGTTTCCTTGCTCATCTGTTCTAACATCAACTGGTGTTTCTGCTGGAAGATCTTTATATTCAATTCCAGAATCCTTAATTTGCTCAGAACTTAAAGCTTCTCCATCTGCTGAAGCAACTAATGCATCTGCTACTAAAGATTTTTCTGATTCATTTAACTTACCGCCATCTGCAGTCAATACTTCTACAAGATTAGCAATCTCAGCCTTACTAACATTTCCATCAGCCATTAAAGTATTAACAACTTCATTAGCTTGTGCCTGAGTAATAGTATTACCAGTAATTACTGCTGCTACTGCTTCTTTAACTTCTTCTTTAGTTGTTTCATTCTTTGCTTTTTCTGCAGCAATTCTTTCTGCTTCTAAACGTGCCTCTTCTTTAGCTTTGGCTGCTGCCTCTTGTTTGGCTTCTTCTACTGCCTTAGCATCTGCTGCTGCTTTGGCTCTGGCTTCTTCTGCAAGCCTTGCTTTTTCCTCAGCAGCTATTCTTTCCTCTTCAGCCTTTGCAGCAGCTTCTGCAGCAAGTCTTTCTTCTTCAGCCTTAGCATCTTCTTCTGCTTGTCTTATTGCTTCCGCTTTTGCTTCTTCTTCCGCTGCAATACGATCTGCTTCTGCTTGGGCTTCTATTTCTGCTTGAATTCTTGCTGCTTCAATTTCTGCTTCTATGCGATCAGCTTCTGCTTTTGCTTCTGCTTCCGCTTTAATTCTTTCTTCTTCTGCTGCTTCTTCTTCCGCTGCGATTCTCTCTGCCTCTGCTTGGGCTGCTTCTTCTGCTGCGATGCGAGCAGCCTCAACCTCTTCTGCTATCCTTGCAGCTTCAGCCTCTGCTGCTATACGAGCAGCCTCAACCTCTGCTGCAATTCTTTCAGCCTCAAGTCTTTCTGCTTCTGCTAGTCTGGCAGCTTCTGCTAATCTTGCTACCTCTGCAAGCCTTGCCACTTCTACCAATCTTGCTGCTTCTGCTAACCTAGCAATCTCTGCAAGCCTTTCTACCTCTGCTAACCTAGCAACCTCTGCAAGTCTAGCAACCTCTGCAAGTCTTGCTACTTCTGCAGTAATGGCTGCTATTCTTGCAGCTTCTTGCTGTGCAGCCAACAATGCTGCAGCTTCTGCTTGAAGTCTTGCTACTTCTTGTGCTGCTGCTTCTGCAGCAATTCTGTTAGCTTCTGCTTGTGCTGCTGCCTCTGCAGCTACTCTTGCAGCCTCAATTTCAGCAGCAATTCTTGCTGCTTCCGCTTGTTGTGCAGCTAGCTGGGCTGCCACTTGTTCTGCAATTGCAATTTCTTCAGCAGTTGGTCCAGTAGGGGTAGGGGTTGGTGTAGGTTCAGGAGTAGGTTCAATAGTTGGCTCTACCGTAGGTTCTGGGGTAGGTTCTGGAGCAGGTGCTACATATGTAGACCCAGTAACAACATTTGAATTTTCAGAGTAAAGAGAAAATGTATCATTATCTGATCTGATATGGAATGACCATACTGTCCCTGCTGGCATAAGTCCATTTAACAAGGAATGATCAATTGTAATTGTTGTATTTAATGAATTTGGTCCGCCAACATTCCCAGTAGCAATTCCCCAGCCATTGCAACCAGAACAATTAAAACTAATCGCATATCTTTCTGGTTGCGTGTTGCCAGTGTTCGGCGCTTCCCAATTTAATACTGTTGATGTCTGTCCACTACTTATTGTTAAATTTCTTGGAGCCCCTATTGTTTTTACTACTGGTGCTGCTTGTGAAGTAAATGCTGATGCTGGAATAACCTGCATAGATCCAGACTGATCCCATAGTAGTTGAACCCAAGCACCACCACCATTTTCATAGTACAGTAACTCTATGGTCTTTGGGACTCCCGCTGTAAATGATACTGGGGAGCTTACGGTTCCCCCACCACCCTTATCAAACCAATCGTTTGTTATATTTATGCCATCAACGTAAAGCTTAGTTCCGTCATCTGCTTGTGCTAAAAATGATATGTCTTGAGTAGTATTACTAAGAATTGATCCAGTAAATCTTACAATAACGTCTTCTGAAGGACCACCAAGGACACTTCCACTACCCCACTGAAAGTCAATGTTAGGTACATTTGTTGTTGCTGTTGCGGTATCTCCTTGTGGTATGTAGGGGGAACCATTCTGACCAAGTACATTATGTACTTCAGCAGTTAAACCTTCTGCTGCATGAGCTTTTTCCATTATTAAAAGTAAGGGGGCTAGGACTAATGATGTAACCATTAGAATTCTTAATAGTTTTTTAATAATGCCCTCCTAATCGTAATGATTAATAAGGCTATTATATCATTTTATTGCAAAAGAAAGAGGGCTGGCACTTAGCCAACCCTCTAACTTATTACTTCTTAACTAATTAAGCCTTAACCTTCTTTGCAATCTTGGCAACTAGAGTACTTAATGTTGCAATCTTTGCAGTTAAACCAGTAATTAGCTTATTAACTTCAGCTGAAAGAGCAGCAACTGCTGCTGTAGCAGCATCTGCAGATTCTTTAGCTTCTGTTGCAGCAGCCGTAGCAGCATCTGCAGCTTCAGCAGCTGATAGAGCAGCATCAGTTGCAGCATTAGCTGCATCTAGAGCGTCTTGTGCAATTGCACCAGCAGCTTCAGCAGCTTCTACAGCCATTTCTCCTGCTTTTTCAGCAGCAGCAGCAGCATCCTGAGCAGCGATTGTTGCAGCATCTGCTGCCTCAATTGCTTGATCAGCAGCATCCTTTGCATTGTTACCTGCATCAGTTGCTTCCTTAGCTGCATCAGTTGCTTCTTGAGCAGCTGTTAGAGCTGGGTTTGTAACTGTTGTTGAAAGAGATACAACTGTACGAGTACCAGCAGCAGCAATGATTACTGCTTCTGTGTCAATTGCTGCGCCAACTGTTGCTGTAAGTGTGAACTTACCTGGAGTTGCTGGAGCATAGAGTGTGTAAGTAGCAACACCGTTAGCAAAGACTGGTGAAGCAACTAATGTGTCTGAGCCTGTAGCAACATTGAAGTTAGCCACTGGAGCAGCATTGAATACTGCTCGTGCACCATCTGCAATACCTGCTGCTGTAACAGTCAATGTCATCTTCTCGCCTGAATCATAAGAATCCTTATCGAATGCCCATGAAAGCTTAGGAGCGGTAAGAGGAAGAACTGTTACTGGCACTGCCAATGTAACTGTTCCACTTGTTAGTGTGATTGTTGTAGTTCCAGCCTTAACACCTGTAACTGTTGCTCCGTTAGATGTAACTGTTGCGATTGTCGCATCAGATGAAACTGCTGTAACTACTGGAGTTGCTGTTGCATTTGCATTTACATCCGCACCAGTAGTTGTAAGTGTTAGCGATTCGCCAATACCTACATTCTTCTTTGATGCTGTTGTTGCTAATGTAGCAAGCTTTCCTGTAAATGTAAAGTACTTGGTAGCAACCAAAACCCCATCAATTTTAATATTGATTGTTGCTTTGCCTGTACGACCATCTGCATATACCCAGTAGTCCTGAGATGCTGGTGAAGTTGTTACACCCGCAATAGCAGCAGGAGTTGATACAAAAGCACCACGCAATGGTGAGGTTGAGTTAGTTGAACCAACGGCTCCTGCACCAGTAATAGAAACCTCTACTGACTTTGTATAACTTGAGTTCATTGCAATTGTGCCTGCAACATCTTGCCATTGCTTTACTGAAATTTGAGCAACAGCAGTTGCTTCTGCCACACCATCAGTTGTCAATACTTTTGAAAGAGTAGTTGCATCTGATGTAGGTGCTGTACCAATTGTTGTACCAATAAATACTGTTGAAGCCTTTAGTCCAGATGCTGCAACTGTAACTGTCCAAGTAAGAGTACTTAGAGTTGTAACAGGGCTAGCATTTGAAACTGTTGTAATTGTGTAAACATATGTACCAGCTGTATTAGCTGATGAAGGTGTAACTGAGATCTTTGTGCGACCTGATACTAATGCTGATGAAGATCCAACTAGACCAATTACGCCAGGAGTTGTCTGAACTACCTGACCATTTGAAGTTGTAACTACATCTGCAGTTGCGGTATCAATTGCTGTAAGAGTTGGACTAATCATACCTGCTAAAGATGCATTTGTTGCACCTACAGGCCATGAAGTAATAGCAACAGTTGTAGTTGTTGTATCTCCTACCGCATAGATTCCCGATGTTGTAATTGTCGTTGAGACTGTTTCACCAATTTGTACTGCAGAAGCAGAAGCAGTAAGCGTTGATGTAACACCTGCTGGAGCTGCTGCAATAGCAGCGGTTGGTAGTAATGTGCTAGTCAAAGCTGCAGCAATGACAATAGCGATTTTCTTGAATGAATTCATCTTTCTCCTTGTTAGTTTTATCTGATCATTTAATCAGAAGCTTATAGTAAATTAAATTTACCTAAGAAATCACTGATTTCGTCAGTCATTTCCTTTGAATCTAATTCTATCATACCCTTGTCCTTCTTTGCAAATTTGGCTGAGTTTGCCCACGTATGGACCTCAACCTCAACATTAAGGTTTTTAGGTGTATGAGAGATAGCTCCGAATACTGCCCCACAAACAGCATCCGCTAAGTCCTTAGATTTTTTACGGGGGTGATCTACACGATTACCCTTCATAATCTTTAACTCTGATAGTTCTTCTAATAATAAAGGAATCATAGGCATGGCTACTCTTTCCTCATAAACCATCATAGCTAAATCTTCATAGTGTTTTTTGGCAACAGATACTGTTTCTGTTCTTACCCCTACAGATTGTAGTTCATTTTGGATATCAAATGATTGCCAGCGGTCAAATGAAACCATCCCTAAGTTAAAACCTTCTCTACGAAGATTAATAATCCACTGTTTAACCTCAGATAAGTTTACTGGGCCCTCAGTTCTTGGTTCCCACCAAGCAACGGCATCAACAACTACAACTGGAACTACCTGTTCATAATCTTTAATTACTTTAATATTAACCCAGCGATCAACGTGAGCAATAGCAACAGCACACTTGTCATGCTTTTGTGCAAGGTCAGCATGGATGTAATAAATAGTATCTGGATCTGGAGTAAAAGATTCATCAAACCTTTTAAAATTATCAATAGGGTTTCTAACATTCATACATTTCTGTAGTTTATCTTTTTGTTTAAAGAAAGCATCAGATGAATATGTTGGAGTACAAAGGAAACGCATCATTGCATCTCCTAAATCTGTAAGGAAAGCAATCTTAAAATCATCAATCTTACGGGTTGGGTTTACATCCCATGTAGGTCTTTTTAATGCGAATATCTTTGGTATTTTGTATGACAAGATGTGATCTTCTTCCCACGAAATTTCAAATGTATTATCTGGATTGTCGTGTGGCAAGTCTTCGTTAATAATAAACTTATGTGTTTTTTCTATTACTTCTTTGTCAGCAATTACTGAATCATACCGTTGAGATATAAAGTCCCCTGGATAACGGGGAAACGATAGAAGAACTACCTTACCAAGGTCAGGGAAACGAGAGTCTACAGTACCACGAAAAGCTTTATAAATATTATCAGCAGTCTTACCTTGTTCATTTCCTGTTGCAACCTCAGAAGCAAAACCAGAAATTTCATCAAGGACTGCCATAAATAAGTTTAAACCTTCGTGTGATTCACGTTCTGAGTGTCCAGAATATACTGTAATAGATTTATCAAACTCAATTGAGTCTGCCTTTGGGTTATACTTTCCTGCAAACCAAGGAGATCTTTCAATCTTAGACTTAAATCCTTTAAAAAAAACGTTCTTAGCCTGTTGAGCATTTACAGCAACGTTAATAATATCAATAGCATCTCCAGCAGGTTTACCATAATAAATTGCTGGATCTTTTAAACATAGCATCTTATACACTACATAAGCACATGCTACTGTAGATACAAAGTCTTTTCCAGATCCCTTGCCAAGTTGCAGGATTAATTCATTCTTTGTGTACTTCTTAAAGTATTCTTCCCCAGCATCACCCATGATATCAACAACATCATCTTTACGATAAATTTGACTCATTGCTTCTACAATTGTGTATTGAATTTCAGATAAAGGGGGTTGACCAAGATAGTCTGGAGACTCAACAAATGTCTTTGCGTCAACAGGTTTTTCAACAAAGTGATTCTCCTTTAGAACTTCAAGGAAATCATTGAACATCATGGACAACTGTAATTACCTCTCCATCTTTTGCAATTGAGGATAACCTTTGCATAATGATATCTCTAACTTCTGGATGTTCAGACGCTATATCTCTAAGTATTCCAACAAGCACTTCTTGCTTTCTTTCAATATCAATCATCTCTTCGGCAAGTTCTTTGTTTTCAAGAAGACCAGCCTTCTGTAGCATATCAATACGCTTAGACTCAATATCCATTACAAGTTTAATACCCTGAGTTTTTGCACTTAGGTTATTTAGTAGCGATGCTTCATCAATAACTTCATATGTTTTTGTAATCAACTTACTATAATGTGTATCTGCTCCAACCAAAGCTTCTTTTGCACGGGCTCGAATAGCAGCATTATCGGAAGCCATAGTCTTCCACTCATTAATAAGACTTACAACTCTAGTTCTTGGAATGTCAAGTTCTTTAGAAATAACTGTTGGATCGTTACCCTTTAAATATTCCGAAACAACATCATTAACTTGATCTAAGTGCTTAACTAAATCTTCTTCAGTTGACATACTTACCTTCTAGTCTGTTTATTTCATCTTTGATATAGAAGATAGCTTTTTCTAGATCTTGTATGGTTTTAGATTCATCTTTAAGTCCTGCTCGCCAAAGGTATTTAAAAGCATTACCAATGTTAAAGTTACGATGTCTGGTAATCTGAATACACTCTACACCAGAAGGATCTGAAGTGTAGTGCAGTGGATTATTTACTTGATCAACCGTAATGGTTAGATTATTACTCATCATCTGCTTCCCAATCAAACTCTTCTGGAAGTCCACTTAATAAAGAAAATGCAAAAGCGAATCCAACCATGCCTACTACAGTAGCTGTTATCATTGCTTTTTCTAATTTATTCATCGCCGTGACTTCCTTAATCCAAATTTAGCAAGGTAAACATAGATGGTTTCAACGCTAGTACCGCACTCTTTAGCAATCTCCTCTGGAGTTTTCTTATCAATTACATATCTTTTACGTAACCATAAGTTGCTTGTATATAGTTTAGCAGACATAATATTATTTGTCAACTTCCGTATTAATAACACCATAGTCATAGGCATTTGAGTCTTCAAGCATCCACTTATCATAACTTTCAACATCCCATTTATTGGTATTAATTAGTCTTTGAATAACTAGATCTTTCTTTGTTACAAATGATGGCTCTTTTATGCGTACCCTGTTATTTGGCTGAACTGCAAAGTTACCGTCATCTCTTTGAATAACATGACCACACTTATGCTGTCCTGGATTTTCAGAATATCCATCATCTAAAATATTTGTTTCTGGGCTGTGCCAGTCAAGCGTAAATAAGTATGTTCCAGGGATAGTAGTTTGAGTTCTATCCATGTATGACATTCTCATATTGCTTAGTGCTTGAAACTTTGTAACTGAAACATGTGGACTAAAAGAATTCCATAGAACTAAATTATGAATTGGTTCCTCTGGAACCCCAGGCTTGGTACAAAATGCATTAATTGGCATTCTCCACCAGATTCCACCATCTTCCATCATAAAATGAAATAGTGGGCTTCTTGCTTTAATACTTGAAACTCCAAAGATTACGCATGGAAAGTATTTATCATGACTGTCTTCTTGATCTCTTAAAAAGTTTCCACGCACATAGCACTCTATTGGTGGAATGTTTGCATTTAACTCTGGCATTATTTATTATCTCCTATCGCTTTATCCCAGTTTTTTAATGCCCAATGCCCAATACCGCAAGCATCAGCGACATCATTATCATTAATAGATCTATCATAGATAGTATTAACCATTGTGATAGTTCTTTCTTTTCTAAGGTTTCTTTCATATGTTTTGTACCAAGAAACAGACTTGCCTGGATGAGCAGATCTAATTAAAGCCTGGTCTTCTTTTGACAGCTTCTTGTTTCCTAAATAGTTTTGCCAAGTAATCGGAGAAACTCTTCCAATAACCTTTGTTCCAGATTGACCAGCAGCACCTAGGATAGCTCCTTGAACTAAAGCAAGATCAGCAGCAGTCTTAGGGCTATTCATAAAAACGGTATGCTCAATAATAATTGCTTCAAATCCATTATAAAAATCAAGGAATGCTTTTACCTTTTGCCCTGCATCCATAACCTTTTCATAGATATCATTACCTTCAAAATTAATCTTTCCTACTGATCCAAGAGTACCTTCTTTGGTACTAAACAAAGCAAAAGCAAGGCTGTTAGTACTAGCATCAATGGCACAAAAAGTATTTGGTTGTACAGCGTACCCCCATTTATTCTTGCTCATAATCAATGAACCCCTTTAACTCTTTGATCATTTTATTAACTGCTTTTTCACTTACATTACAATTAGCACAGAATCCAGAATCATTATATATTGATAATGATATTCCACATCCCCCAAGACAATTTCTTTTTTTACCATATCTTTTTTGTCGTCTAGTAGCAAGATACCTTTCGGCAATCTTTTCTTTTGTAGATTGTTCTCTACAAATGTCGCTACAATATATCTGATAAGTTACTCTAGGTTTAAAGTATGTATCACAACGATTACATAGTTTCACTCAGTTCCTCCAGGGATGCTATCTTAACTACACCCACCCCTGCCTCTGTACATGCTTTTTTGATTGGACAGTTTTTACATATCTTTGAGTTTGATCTATAGTTCTTGGTTGGTAAAGTTTTATCTTCCCAATTTTTACGGACCACTCTCATCCACTCAAAAGCTTTATCAATCCATTGTCTATAATGGTCATTAACTTCTACTGGAATAATTAGTAGCTCATGGTTATTTTTGTTTTCATAAACTAGAATACCCTTAGACTTTTTAAGAATCTTCATATAAATAAGGATCTGAACAACATGCCCCATCTTAGGCTTATTAGTTCTCTTTCGATACTCAAAGACTTCGTTGTTAGTTGTCTTAACTTCAACAACAATGTCTTCACCTTTCCAATTGATTAGGTTATCTACATAACCAAAAATTGGTGGATCATCATTAAATATTTTAAATTCTGAATCAACAGAGATACCAGAGTTTTTAAATGCTGCCTCAATACGTCCATGAGATAAAGTTCCATTAGTCATATTTGCTACACCATAAGGATCTGCATTGTCTTCAAAGATCGCACCTTCAAAAGCTAGGTACCAGTATCTTGGGCATTCTCCATGCCCGTAAGCAATAGTAGATGGTCCAAAGGTTTTCTTTTGAGTATGCTTTGGTTCACGCCCAACAAGATATCCTTGTTCGATTACCTTGATTAATTCCTTAGCATCTACTTGTTCTGGAGTTTCTACTTCTCTAATCATAATTTGCTGTAATAAGTTTTTTGTCATTTTATTCCCTTGTTTATATAAGTATACCAGTAAATGGTTTAGCGCATTATGTATTTAAGTGCTGAAACTAGATCATTTATTGCTTCTGCTGCTGTGTAATATATGTTCTTTTTTGCCCTGTCACTTTTATCAACATTAGCCATCCACGTAGCTTTTAAGGACATCTTTGCTGCAATTGCTTGAAGTCTAACAATCTCAAGACTTGCGACCTGAATAGGGATATCTGGTTTAATAATAATTTTAGCAATCATTGTTAAGGCCGTAGTTAGTTCATCATCATTCATATAGTCTGCTATCTCAGACAAACCATTAACCATTTCAATCGTTGTGTTTTTTGGTTCCATCATCATACCCTTCTGTTAATTGCTCAAGCATTTCTACTTCTATTACTGCTAATCTTACCTTTGAATTACCATCACCAAGGATAATAAATATTGCTGGGTCATTACCGTTTCTAATTGCATCAGTTACTGCTTTTGCCCAGTTATCTTTATTGATTGTGATACCCTTTGGATATTCCTTAAAGTCTACAGTAAAGTTTCTCCATGTAGCATCTCCTTTGTGGGTATTACGTCCTGAATTCTTATGCTGTTTAGCACCAATTCTTTTAGATTCAGAACGCTCACTCATCTACAAAGTCTTTCTTTTTCTTTTTAACTGGTACAAGAGCCACCTTAGATATGTGCTTTTTACTACACATCCAAGTGACATCTCCTGTGCCAGCCCAGAGTCTTAAAGACAAAACATCTTCTTTACATTTCTGACAAATTGCCTGTCCTGCAAAAACTGTAAACTCTTTTTCAGCCATTCATCAACTTCTTTTTTAGTGACTCTTGTAGATCAAGATCTTCTTTAACTCTGTTAACAAATCCTTCTCTACCTTGCACCTTAGAGCCATCCTCAAGCTGATACCATGCGCCTGTACGATTAACTAACCCTACAAATTCTGCGGTATCAACAAGGTCGCCAATGGAATCAATACCAATATCGTTACCTCTAAAATAAAAATCATACTCACCAGACTGAAACCCTGGAGATGTTTTGGAAAACTGAAGTTGCCAAAGAATCTTTCTACCAATTTTTTCTTCAATTAATTTATCTCCTACTTTAATCTTTCCCTTAATAGCCTGATTGTCTGACTCTGATGAGAACAGTTTAATAATAGATGATGAATAAAATTTAGTTGCTTGACCACCTGTTGGCTGTTGGCTTGTATACATAGCACTAATATTATTTCTTGATTGAGAAATTAGAACAAGCAAAGTAGGCTTTACTTTATTGTTAGCATAGTTTAACATCTTCCATGCGTTACTAAAGTCACGAGACTCTGCACCAATTTGTTTAGTATTCTCAAGTTGCTTTAGTTCTTCTGAATCCTTTTCAAAGTATATTGCTGGAA